TGATTCGAGTACTCCACATGGCAAACATACAATATGATACAAATATGGATAGGCTGGAAAGCCTAGCTACACACCGACAGTGTAGTCTTACGTGGGTCCCCACGCTGGGTTCTTTGACCCCCCTTACAAGGCAGGGGTCCAGGCGGACGCGAACACAGGAGTAGCATTCGCGATCCAAAGATCCGGAGCACAGACGAAGAACACGGGGTTGAAATCCGTGCCCGCCGCAAAGTAGTGGTCGACGAACGGGTAGTTACTGTTGGCTTGAACGTCAACAGTCTGGCGCCCTGATGTCGTCAACCGCACACTCTCGTGCTCATTGGATGTGGAGTCACTTGGGTAGATGTCCCGGTCGAACTCCCAGGCCGGGCGGAAGCGCCACTTCGAATAGTACGGAACACTCACGGACATGGCAGACTGCGTCCGCGGGTTCGTAATGGAAGTGCCAGCAAAGCCGCTCTCGTGCCCAACTATGCTGGTGCCATTCACATTGTTCCTCAAGAGTGCCGTAATGTTGTACGACCCAGTCTGGAATGTGACAGAAACACCTGACCGCAAGGCCTTTGTGGACAAGAGAATTGGCGTCCCAGGGTGACGCGTGGCTGCAATGGTGTCCATGTAATCATTGCCGTTGCTCAGGACGTTGAAGTGGTGCACGAACGAGCCGCGGTAGCCAGCAAAGCAGTTGAGAACATACGACACCAGGTGAGTGCGACACATCGACCCAGGTCTGTACTTGCTGGTGTCGTCGAGCCGTTGGATGTACGACGAACCCAGCGCACTGCGGCCGAACGCCATGGGGATTCTGGGGAACAGGTTCGTGTTGACCCAATACCCAGCTGTCCGCGCAGCCGCGGGCGCAGCTTGCGTTGGGTCCAACCAAGGGCACCCAATTTGCGTGAGCTCCACCCACGATGCGCGGTGGACCAGCTGACGGATGGACCCGATTGTCTCACCAACCGTGACCATTTCTGCCGTAAGGGCCGGTTGTGGAAGGCCGGCCAAAATGCTGTCATCGGGTGGGCTCTCTTCTGTCTCCTCGCCCTGGGGGGCGAACATGTACCGCGTGTCAACCTCACGGGGAACGCAGTACGACAGGTCAGTGGCGCCAGAGACGTACACCAGCATGGTGATCTGAGCGTTGTCAGCAGGGCCAGTGAGTGTGTTCTGGACGTACACCTTGATCACACCATTGTGCAGCGCGTCATCATACCCCGAAATGGCCCCGCTGCCATTCGTGTAGTTGGTGTCGCGGACCGGCAAATCGAGCCACGGAGTACGTGCCTTGAACGGAATGGTGATAGTCACCTCATCCTCCTCCTGGATGTCAACCAATCGTGACAGCGTGAGTGTCTCCGCGTCAGCCCCGGGCTGCCCCTGCGGGTCCCAGGATATCATGACGCGACCGGTGTGGTAGCGCGACTTGATAAACTTGAACCGGTAAGTGACTCCGCCACGCCAGTAGTTGAAGAACTGCGAAAAATACGCGGCGGGCGTCCAGGCGTAGCGCGAGTGGTTAGCATCGACAGACTGGAAGCAATACGCCGGGTGAACTGCGGCAGCGAACAGCTGAGCACCCTCGAGCTGAACTTGCGTCCAGCTCGTTCCAGTGAGAAAGCTTTCACGGCCAAGTAAACTCGACATGGTCAGCTCATCATCCGCGCTGTACCCAGTCACCGTGTTGTCCATGGTGACCTCATTCTTCGGGTCCACGGTCAGCTTGTCGATGGGAAGGCGCGTATCGACGTTCGCAAACGCATGGAATGACTTAGGGGCCACAGGGGCCACGTCGTCAATCACAGGCGGGTTGGAAAATCCGAAAACGCGCGCGATGTTAGACACTGCCCGAGCCCCGATTTCGGCTGCAGTGGCCATCGGGCCAATGACAGGCGCATCAGAGAGCGCGCCTGCCGCCGCTGCCACAGCACTGGCAGGCCCAGACACAGGGCCCATTTCATCGTACTCACTCGCCTGGACAGCGAAAGTCGTCGGGCCTGCCAGTTCCACATCCGTGGCCCAAGCATAGCACGAGATTCTGACTTTTGCAGAACTCACTCCGTTCGCTGACCGCAGGGCGGCGAAACGGACGTAATGCATAGACCCCATCGCCGTCATGTCAGCCATGTTCCGCAGGTCGGCCCACACACCTGGCCACACAAACGGCAGCTCCATGGAGGAGGTGGTGCCGCGCTGCGGCTCGATGTACAGACCAGGGGCCTGTGACACGCGCATCTGATCGCCTGCATCGTCGATGACATGCTTAGCTCGGAGTGGGAAGTAGCACACCCGCATCGACCCGAAATAGAACGGGGACGCGTTGTATACAAACTTCACATGGAGCTTGCATCGAATCCGCGAGTAGTTGTCCAACTTCTTCCGAACCCCGGGGTCGCTGAAGTACAGGGTCCACGGAGAGAAACTGGTCTGCTCCGTCACGACATTGGACTCCAACCAGTCGAAAGAGTTGATGAGAACGGGCCTGTTGAGAAAGGTCGCGAGGCCAGCCACATCATCACTATCAGGCTGGAACGGTCCGAGGCCGGGTGCCAACTTTGCGTCGACAACACCAGAATCGACGAATTTCAAGTTTTTGCTGAATGACAGCTGATGCTGCTGACTCAGTGAACTCGTCAGACTGAATGTGATACTTACGGGAGAGATCCACCTCGGTGAGGCTTCTTGTTGCGTGGTTGTTGTTGTTGTTGTTTGTTTGGCCTGACGTCTTCTCCCCCCAGCATACGTCCATTAGCTGGGTAGGTTCTTGCACTGGCTCCCAACGACGACCGTCCCTAAAGAGGGACTCGGGGGTTCGCCCCAGTCGGGATGGCCCCCCCGCACACTCCTCAGCGCCGTGCGCGCGCTCGAGGCAGATCGGGAGGCTACCGTTCGACTTTGGTTTCGCAACAAGCGGGACACTCGAACTGCGCCCCATGTGCACGACACACCCGAGAAGGGTGCCGCACGCCCACATCAAACACGTCACCTTCCATCGGGAGACGTGGACGCGGGCTGATCTGACGCCACCATGTGTTGCCACAATGGGGCGCAAAATGAGAAAAAGCACGATTGCGTAGTCGACTGGTCCACTTATCCAGCCAACCTGCACGCCAAAGGTGCTCTCGAGATGAACCGGCAGTAGCACTGAGGCGTACATGCCGAACCAAACTCTGACAGCCGTCGCTGCGCAATCGACCAGAAGTCCACCACGGGGGGTGTTTCTCT